TGAATCAAAAGCCATTCATCTGATCAGTGTTATTTATCAAAACAAACACAGTGAGTATGACGGCAAAGACGTGCCCAGGCCCTTCATCGGCAACATCAAGCAAAGTGGCGAATCGATTAGAAGCGCATTGAGAGGTCGATAACTAGCTGCGACAGGTCAGCAACACTGGCGGCACAAGCAACGAATTGACAGGAGTGTATCGAGAATGGATTTAGCGAACCTCGGTTTCCGTATCGATAGCTCCGGGTTGCGACGTGCAACCGGCGATCTTGATCGGTTAGATGGCCAGAGCCGCACAACTACGTCCTCGATTAAGAAGCTAGCCACGGGCTTTGTTGCCCTTGGTGCTGCGGCCGCAATAACCAGCACCATCAAAGGCTCGATCACTTCCTTTGCTGAGTTCGAGCGCGGATTGATCGGCGTTGGCAAAACCACCAACATTGCCGGCAGTGAGTTGGCTGATTTAGGGCAAAGTGTCAGGGAGCTTTCTCGTGATCTGCCTGTGTCGTCCTCTAAGTTGCTGGAGGTTGCACAAAGTGCTGGGCAACTTGGCGTAAGCGGTACGGATAACATTCTTCGATTTACCGAGACTGTCGGGAAGCTGGGCCTAGCCACAGATTTGTCTGGAGATCAGGCAGCGACGTCTTTTGCGCGGATCCTTACAGTTACCGGCACTGCAATCAGCGAAGTTGACCGGCTGGGCTCAACCATTGTTCAGTTGGGTAACAATTTTGCCGCAACAGAATCAGAGATTGCGGCCGTAGCAACTCGCGTATCACAGTCCACCTCTCAGTTTGATGTCAGTGCAGCGCAAGTGCTAGGCATATCCACGGCATTGAAGGCGGTGGGTGTTCAGGCAGAGTCCGGCGGCACCCAGGTAGGGCTTTCTTTCCAGGCTATTAATGACGCGATCCGCAACGGGGGCGATGAGTTAGCCCGGCTGGAAAAAATTACAGGGCGTACCGGTGACGCCTTGCGCGAAGACTTCTTCAACGGCAACTCAGCTAAAGTTTTCCAAGACTTTGTAAACGGCCTTGGCCAGATACAGCAATCTGGCGGAGATGTTTCAGCATCCCTGGAAGCGATGGGATTAAAAGGTGTGCGGGCAACTCAAGTCCTCGGAACACTAGCAACTCGAACTGATGTACTCGCCGACGCGCTATCCCAAGCAAACCGCGAATGGGACTCAAATATAGCGCTTAACAAAGAGGCCGCCATTGCTTCTGGGTCATTCAGCGCTCAATTACAGTTAGTCGGGAACGCAGCTGACGAAGCCGCCTCAGCCGTGGGTTCGATTATCGCCCCTGCCGCTTTAGACGGTTTGGATTCGTTTCGTGATGCGTCGCTTTTCGTTGCTGATAATATCGACACACTGGCGAAGGCCGGAAAAGTTTTGGCACTGGTAATCGGTACTAGGCTTACTGGCGCTTTGGTAGCGTCAACAGCCTCACTGATCCTTGGAACGGCCGCAGCTGCTTCACACTCGGCAGCCGTCGCAACCCAGACCCAAATAGAGCTTGCTTATTTAAGGACTCTTCAAAGGTCTTTGGTGGCACAACTCGCAAACTCTACAAGCACAGTCAGGTCAATAGTGCTACGGGCGGAGCTAGCGGCAAACACGGTTGTATTAACCGCTGCAAACAACACTCTAACCACCTCGCTTGCGGGCAGCACAGTTGCGGCAAGGGTGGCCACCGGGGCCATGGCGGGGCTTCGAGCTTCCATGGCATTTCTGGGTGGCCCGTTGGGCGTTTTTGTTATCGCAGCGAGCGCGGCTTTTGTTTTCAGAGAAGAGCTGTTTGGAACTAGCCGACAGCTAAATCGAACAGAAGAAGACGTTAAAGCATTGGCTGATCGCATGGACGATCTGACAGGAGCCGAACTACGACACGAAAGAACCGGCATAGAAAGAAAGCTAAGGGATACAGCCGTTGCGCTTGCGAATGCAAGGAAAGAAGCAGAAAGGACGGCTAAAGCTCAAAGTGACAGCGCGGCAGGCAGCATGTCTGGCATTGGTGATATTTCCGCGCTTACAGATATGACCCATGCCAGCAGCGTAGCCGCAGACCTTAGTGCAAAAAGCAATAAATTAAGCGCTGATCTTGTCCAGGTTAATGAGCGTATTGCAGAAGTTTCTACAAAGTCTGCCGTTACGGCAATGGAAGAGCTTAAAGCGTCAAAAGAAGAGGCATCTGCCGCCATAGCAAAGATCATTGCAGCACTGCAGGCCGAAACTAGAGAGTTAACGCTAACCGACGCGCAGCTTCTGCAATACAAACTTGCCACGCTAGACGCCTCCGGGCCACAAACTACCCTTGCTGTGAGCATTTTAAAAACGAATGAGGGCCTTAGAGAACAGGCGGCCACGCAAGCGGCGCTGGTAGAGGGAGCAGATCGTTTTGCGGAATCAATCAAAACACCGACCCAGCTATATGACGAGCAAATTGTAAAACTCAACGAGTGGCGCTCTACAATAGACGAGGCTACCGGCAAGGCATTAATCAGCGTTGCGCAATATCAAGCCGGCGTTAAGCTAGCGGGTGACGAACTTGAAGACATGAACGATAAAACTGAAGAAAGCAAAGGACTATTTGGCGACCTACAATCTGCGTCAGAACGATGGAGCGCATCCTTTGCCGACTCACTTGTCGAAGGCGGCCTGAACTTTGAGAAATTCGCCAACGGCATACTAAAACAATTGCAGAAAATCGCACTTGAGAAAGCATTTGCGCCAGTGTTTGGCGCATTTGGTGAGGGGCTAGGGTCGATTGCCCAGGGCATATTTTCATCTGGGTCCGGTTCATCAATCGGCACCGGCAATTCGCCATTCTTCGATAACACCGTTGGGCCTCTACCTAGCGCTGACGGCGGCGGCTTCACTGGCAGCGGCTCAAGAAGCGGCGGCGTCGATGGTATAGGCGGGTTCCCTGCAATACTGCATCCAAACGAAACAATTATAGATCACACTAAGGGCCAGCAAAGCAGCAGCAGCTCGGTTAACATTGTAGTTAACGTCGATGCATCAGGATCAAATGCAACCGGCGATCAAGACGGCAAGCAGATTGGCGACATGATCGGAGTTGCAGTAAGATCGGTGCTGATTGATGAAAGCCGACCGGGTGGCTTATTGTCTGGGTAAAAGGAGTATTGTCATGACCACGTTCACGTTTTCGCCAAAGTACGGCGCAGCATTATCAAAGGAACCGAGAGTCAAGATGGCTCAATTCGGTGACGGCTATCAGCAAAGAGTCGGTGACGGCATTAATACAATCGCCCGCGAGTGGTCATTGAATTTCGAGGGTACGAAGTCTGATATAGACGCTATTGATTTGTTTCTCACGACCGAGGGCGGCATTACATCATTTAACTGGACGCCTCCATCCGGCGCTTCCGGCAGATGGCTGTGCCGAAACTGGAGTCCATCTATTAATGAGTTTGATAACTGGACTTTGAGTGCAACTTTCGAAGAGGTACATGGGGAATGATTACCGCCGACCTTCAAAAACTAGCACCTGGCAGCATCATTGATCTGTACGAACTGGACGCAACTAATATCGGCAGCTCCCTATTTAGATGGGTGCCAGAAGTTAACGAGCTGAATAATGACATTGTTTGGCAAGGCAATACCTATACCCGATTCCCGATTGAAGTGAGCGGCTTTGCTCGCAGGGGCAAGGGAACGCAGCCAAGGCCAACGATTAAAATGTCAAATATCGGCGGGCTGGTCGGGGTGTTAGTACGCGACTTTGAAGACATGGTGGGTGCTAAGTTCACACGCCGCAGAACGTTTGTTAAATACCTGGACGCGGCTAATTTCAGCGGAGGAAACGCGCAAGCCGACCCGAACGTCGCACTGCCTGACGAGATTTGGTTCGTCGATCGAAAGGCGTCAGAAGATGGCATCTTTATTTCGTTTGAACTAGCTTCTGCGATGGACTTAACCAACGCCAAAATACCAAAGCGGCAAGTGACTCAGAACGTCTGTGCATGGCAATACCGGAGCGGAGAGTGTGGGTACACCGGTGGGGCGGTGGCTGATATAACAGACAACCCCACGAGTGATATAAGCAAGGACGTTTGTGGGCATCGAGTTTCATCGTGTAAACTGAGATTCGGGGAAAACTCGCCCTTACCATTCGGCGGATTTTCTGGCAGTTCTACATAAATGACTATTCAAAACGACATTTTAGAACATGCTAAAGAATGCTATCCGCGTGAGTCCTGCGGCCTGATTGTCATTGTCAAAGGCCGCCGTCGGTATAAGCCGTGCAGGAACATAGCGACCGGCTTACAGTTTGCAATCCATCCCGAGGATTATGCCGACGCAGAAGACGCGGGCGTGATAGATACCGTGGTTCATAGCCACCCTAATTTGTCTCCATTGCCCAGCCCTGCTGATCTTGTTGGTTGCGAGCAGTCGGGTTTGAAGTGGCTAATAATTTCATACCCAACTGGCAACATTCACGAGTTCAAGCCGAGTGGTTATATAATGCCGTTGTATGGCCGGACGTTTCAGCACCGATCTGTAGATTGCTATTCCTTTATCCGCGACTATTACAAGCAAGAATTGGACATTGAGATACCTGATTATGACCGCCAAGACAACTGGTGGTTGAATGGCGAAAACCTGTACCTCGATAACTTTAAGTCTGCAGGGTTTCATACTGTCAGTGAATTGCAGGCTGGAGATGTGATCTTAATGCAAGTCGGCAGCAAAGTTCCGAATCATGGCGCTGTGTACCTCGGTAATAACAGAATTGGCCATCACCAGACGAACCGGCTATCATCGATTGATATTTATGGCGGGTCTCACATGAAAGCGACTACTCATATAGTGAGATATGGAGCATGAAGACTTTGCTGTTATACGGTTTTCTAGGACAGCAGTTTGGCCGTGTCCATCAGTACGATGTATCGACACCCGCCGAAGCTGTCAAAGCTCTTAGCGTGACGCTAAAGGGCTTTAAACAGGCGCTGATTGATGGCGGCTCTT